TGGAACTCGGCGAGTCGGCTTTTTTTTCCTCCGGCGTCTCCAGGCCGTAGTTATGCGAGACGGCCTTCTCATAGGCCCAGAGCAGCGTCGGGGCGTCAAGCCGAGCCAGGTTCTCCGCGTTCACCACCTCCGCATAACTCCACGCCGTCAGACACGTCTCAAGCCAGAGGAGACAGAGGGCGAACCGTTCGCCCATCGTGGCCGTCAACCATCCATCCGCGCACAGGTCTCCGCCGGCCGCCGTGCGCCGGTCGAGTTCGACTGCCGCGAGGCGTTGAAAGGCGAACCACTGCCCGTCTTCGTGAGGCACGGGAAACCGCCGACCCTCACTGCGTCCAAGTCCCATCATGCCCTCGTGTGAAACGGCCCCGGTATTTGCCCGCCGGGGCTTACGGTCGCGCCAGGCCGAGGGCATCGGGCCCAAGCGCCGTCTGTTCGGGCTGCGATGCTCAGCCCATGCGCGTCTTAGGCGAAGACCGTCGGGCCCGCCGCCTTCAGCGTGGCGCGGAACTTTACGACGTTCTTGACCTCGGACAGCACGACATAGCTCGCGATGTAGACGGACCGAGTGGCTGACGTGTGCGGACTGCCAAGTCCGTACTGCACCTGGAGCACGTAGGGAGCGGACCCCGCGCCGGAGATGGCCTTGAATGCGTCGTGCGGACCGTCCACGGCATCGTCGTACAGCCCTTCGAGCTGCACATCCGGGTCGTTCGTCATCCCGACCGGATAGTTGACGACGGCCGTCGCCCCATAGGGCGTGGCGTCGACGAAGATGCCCTCACCCCCCATCGAGATCGGCGCGGTACACCACGCCGTGATGTCATCGACTGGGCTCCCGAGACCGAAGAACACCTTGACGTCTGGACTTGCGTATTTCATGGCCCTACTGCTCCTTCCCGTGGGCGCTCGCACGCCCGGACATCGGCACCGTTATGGCGTCGATTCCACCACTAGCACTTCGAAACTCACCTGTGTCTGCCCCGCCCGCGTGTTACCGACCTCGAACGGACTGATCGCCTGGCTGCCCGTGTGCCAGGTGACGATGTGCTCCCACCCGCTCAAGGGGTCAGGTGACCCCGTCCCGGCCAGCTTGACGTGCCGCAGCAACGCAATCACCGAGTCGAGGATCGCAAACTGCTCTTGCCGCCCCTGATAGTTTGAGAAGAGACTGAACGTGAGATGCACCTTCCGCCCCTGCGCGCCATACGTGTCGTCGGGCTGCTCATCGGCACTGTCCAGGCAGATGAACGGCCACACCGGGTCGGCCGGCACGTAGTCCCAGACCCCGCCGGCCGCGATCGGCGGCGAGCCGTCGGCCAGGGTAGCCATCACGGCGGCGATCACGGCGGGCAACGCGGTCTTGCCCGTGCTCATGGCACCTCCACCAGGTCGACATCCAACCACTGACGCCGGCCGTCGTAGTCATTGACGCTGGCCACTTCGAACAGCGGCCCCGCGCCATTGCGCTGCGCCCGAAGCTTCGTGGTGATGTCCTCGCGGTAGTAGATCACCAACCGCGCCGCCGGGATGGTTTCCTGCCCCTGGGCGATCAGCGTCTCCCGCGTCGTCAGGCCGCGCCAGTGCGCCCAGACCGTCGCCACCTCGTTCGTGTAGGCGATCGCCTGCCCGCGCAGCGCGTCCGTCGTCGGACTGGGCGCGTAGAACGTCACGCGATCGCGCATCTCGCCACTACTCATTCAGGCCCTCGGCCAATCGGCCCGCTCAACGTGCCCACCTCATCCCAGACCGGCCAGGCGCGCGTGCCGCGGTTGCGCCAAATCCGGCCCATCAGTCCCTCTCCGATCTCGACACAGATCGAGCGGCGCGGGCAGGTGCCCGCCCCCTCGCCCTCCGCTGGCGCGGAGCCGGCGACCACCATGATCTCGTCGTGCCCGAGGACGATCGTCTTCGTCATCGCCATCGCCGCATCTCCTCATCCCCGCCCTAGCTCACGCGGACCGTCCAGCTCGGCAATTGCTTCGACCCGGTGTTCTCGTAAATCGCCGAGGCGGAGGGGTGCGTCTTGATGTAGAGCGACCCCGTGGCGGCCCGCCCGCGGCCGGTGACGCCGTCGGTTGGGTCGGCCGTGCCATGCAGGATGCGCGTGCCGTGTCCGAAGACGAACTGTTCGATCGGGACGGTCCCCTGGGTGACTTTGTAGAACGCTTTTGGCATAGCCATACGATCCTCCTACGCGAGCGCCGGGTCTCGATACCGACGCAAGATGCCTTCAATCGTCGGCGAGAGGCTGCCCGCCGACTCACGGTCCGCCTTCCCGTCATCGTCTCCTCGGAACCGATACAGTTCCCCGAGCTGCATGAGAATGGCCGCCGAGACGAGGTGCGGCACGTCCGTTTCGTCCGTCCACAGCGGCGGCGACGTCGACGGCACCTTCAGGTAGTCGAGGACAATATGCTCGGCCGCCAGCATCTTCAGCAGGAGGTCGGCCTCGGCGGGATCGGGCGGCGATACATTCAGCGTGTCGATGCGCAGATGCGCCTTCGCCTGCGCGAGCGTGACCAGGCTCACAGCCACCCCTCCTTCGTGCCATAGACCAACCGCATCCCTGCTGGGACGGTGTTTGGGGTCGCGAATCGTTCGAAGTGCTGGCCGCGCGCCTGCTCGAACTCATCCCAGGCATCACGCACGCCGGGATACAGGGGGCTGTCGTAGTCGTCGCCCGCAATCAGGCCCCCCACGCGCAGATGCGGCCACCAGGCATCGAGGTCTCCGCGGCACGACGGCTTCGTGTGGTCGGCATCCACATAGAGGAAGTCCACCGGGAGGCTCCAGGCCGAGGCGGCCAGCGTCGTGGTGGACGGAATCAGCCGGACGGCCGGGGCCACGCCGGCCGCGACCAGATTCGTCGCGCACTCCAGCAGCATCGCCGGTTTACCCGCGACCGTCCCCGCCTTCCCGCCGCGCGCGGCCCCGGTCCAGGTGTCGACGCAATAGACGACCCCGCCCCAGGTGCGGACCAGCCGCGCCAGCGCAATCGCCGACGCCCCTCTCCAAGTGCCGAGTTCCACGGTGACGGCGGGCCGGGCCTGCTCCACGAGGTCGAGGATTTTCTCGCCGTGGTGGAACCAGCCCTGCGGCAATCCCTGGAGTTCCTTACGCATCGTCATGCCCCAAGCGCGCAATCACGTCGGTATGCCACAGGATGTCTCGTCGAGGCCATCGCATCGTCCGCAAGAAGTCGTAGTCGCCTTCGCGTCGAATGGTCCAGCATCCGAGCCGCGCCGGGTCGTTCGGCACGACTATCATCTGCGTGCTGACGTTGCCTGACTTCAGCCGGGGCCGCGCCCAGAGGAGACGGCCGGACGGATAGACCATGCGGAACAGGTGCGGCCGGTCCGGAGCGGTTTGGACGGCCCGCGCAATAACCGCCCGCGTCTCCGGCATCCACACATCATCGTCGTCAAGAAACGCCAGATGCGTCCCGGTGGACGCGGCGATCCCCTGCATGCGTTCCTCACAGCCGAAATGTCCGCCTGGCTCACATGGAAGATGCCGGACCCGATAGCCCTTTACGGCCGCGACCGACCCCCCGACGACGATCACTTCATCCTCCACGCGAAGCGGTTGCGCCACCAGTGAGGCGAGCGTGTCCCGCAACGAGTCGCGGCCGGTGGTGGGGACGATGATCGAGAGCGTCATCGAAGCGCCTTCACGTAGAGCGGATAGGCCGCTAACCGGAAGATGAACGTCGGCTTGTCGTAGTGCAGCCACCGAGCCCCGGCGCGGACTAAGGTATCGATCATGCGCCAGTCCCACGCAAACTCGTGGAAGGGAAACTCCGTCGGGAACGTTGCCCGTAGAAGGGCGGTGCGGAAGAGCGGTTGCCCAAGGTCGATCCGCGACCCTCGGGGGATAGCCTCACGTAAGACCATCCGGCCTGCGTACTGACACGAACTATAGACAAAGCCGAGGCCGGGGTTCGCGTCCAACGCCGCCACCAGCGGCCCGAAGTGGCCGGGAAGGTAGGCATTGTCATCGCTGAGGAAGCAGACATACTCGCCGAGTGCCGCGCGGAGTCCCGCATGCGCCGGGGTCATGCCCCAGTCATCGGACCGGGTCCTGAGCGACAGGTGCCGGACCTGCGGCCCGGCCGCGGCGACGAGGGTCGCGATCTCGTCACGAACGTGAAGGGGCGGCGCATCCGACACGACGATCTGTTCGTAGTCGCGGTAGAGGCTGTGCGCCATGGCACGGAGGCACTGCGCCAAGCACGGCATCCGGTCATAGACCGTCGTGACGATGGTGACACGGGGCGTCGTCACGCACGTCTCCCCACGAAGTAGCGGTGCTTTGGAGCCGTCGGCCCATGCCCATCGACAACGTCGTGCGTATGGGAACTGACTACGTAGCCGAGGGCTTCGAGATCGGTCCGGAACACGTGCGGGTCCGATCCCCAGCGTGCGCAGGACCGCCCCGGTTCGTCCACGAGAATGTCAACGAGGATCTGTGGGGCCACGCGCACGCATTCGGCCAGATAGCGTTGCTGCTCGTCACGGTCGATATGCGTGAAGACCGAACAGGCCCAGACCCAGTCGAAGCGGTCCGCCGGGAACCCCGCGAGTCCAGTCGGGCCGTCGATCAGGCTCACCGGCAAATGCCGCGCCTGACAGTAGGCGACCGCCGATGGCGAAATCTCCACGCCCGTCCAGTCCACGGCGAGCGGGGCCAGTCGCCCGGTGCCACAGCCGAGGTCGAGGAGACTGGCGACCGGCAAGTTGATCCCGAGCATCAGGCAGACCTTCCGAATGTCGTCACCCGCAAGGATGGTTGGACTTGGCAACCGCCCGAGTCCCGTCATCCGTTCAACCTCGCCGATGCCTTGGTCCCAATAGGACATGTGGATGTTCGCCATTAGCTTGCCGCCTCCAGTGGCGTCGCCACGTCGCAGACCTCAAGAACCGTCTGGAGGCGAGCGCGGTATGTATGGGGCCGAATCCGCTCGGCACACGCGACCCGGATCGCCTCGGCCCGGTCAGGATGGGCGAGGAGGTCGGCCACGAGATCCACGCACTCGGTGACACTCCGAAACGTCGGCATCTCCGGCAACAACGTGTCGGCTTCCGGTCGCCACTCGCTCACGACCAACGCGCCACAGGCAAAGGCTTCATAGACCCTGGGATTGAGCGAGGTGGCGGGCACGTGTTGTACGTTGTAGTGATGCTTCTCGCGAAAGACGTTGAGCACGATCCGGGTCTGCTGGTAGCGCGCCGCCGTCTCGGCCGGGGCGACGTTCCGCGACACCGTAAGGCGGTTCACCGCCGGACTCTGC